GATGGCTGAACTAATGCCTAAGATTCGTAAAGCAGGTCTTGGTGCAGAGCAAAAGCCAGAAGACAATCCTTTCTTGGTATTTACGCAAGACGAGACTGTTCCAAAGAATATTAAGACACTTGCAGAACAATATTCTAAAAGTTGGTCAAGTGGTCGTTTAGACCCAGATGTTTCTGACAAGCGTGTATCTGAGTTGGCTTCTATGACTCAACGAGCACAAGATAAAGAAACAGCACAAGCAAATCTTAAGGCTCAACAAGAGCAAATGGCTGAGTTCCGTAGACAAGGACTTGCTCAGTCTGCTGAAGCTCGTGCCTTGCAAGGCGAAATTGCAAAAGGTAATCTGGCAATTCGTCAAGCTGACGCAGAAGCTAAAGCTGAAGAACGTAATAAGCCTGTTACTGAAGCTAAAGAATCACTTAAGTTGATTGACCAAGCTGAGAAGTTGCTTGATACGGCTACAGGATCATTAACTGGTACTGCTGTTGATGTAGTTGCTGGTGCATTGGGTAAATCTACTGAAGGCGCACAAGCATCTTCTAAACTTAAAGCAATTCAAGGTGCTTTGGTTGCCAAGATGCCTAAGATGTCAGGCCCACAGTCTGACAAAGATGTTTTGCTTTATCGTGAAATGGCTGGTCAAGTTGGTGATTCAACATTGCCAGTTGAAACTCGTAAAGCTGCACTTGAGACAATTCGTCAAATTCAAGAGCGTTATGCAAAAGTTCCTGAAGGTTCTAGCAAACCTGCACCTGAAGCAGCAACACCATTTAAGTTTTCTCCTGCAAAAGAAGACCGCTATCAGCAATGGTTAAAACAGCAAACTAAGGGTTAATCATGGATGAACTAGAAGAATTTGAGTTCAGACGCAGATATGAGATGGAGAAAACTTCATCTCCTAAGCCTATTGCTCTTTCTGATGTTCCACTTGAGGCTGTAAAAAGTTTTGGGCCATCTGTTGCTAATATGGTTGGTGATATTTACCAAGCTGTTACAAGTCCTGTTCAAACAACTAAAGCAGTTTTAGACCTTGGTGCAGGTGCTTTGCAGAATGTTTTGCCAGAAAAACTGGTTCAAATGATTGGTGAGGACAAGCCAAGCCGAGAACTAGCTGCAAAAGTTGGTCAGTACTATGTAAATCGATATGGTAGTGCAGAAGGTGCAAAGCAAGCGATTGCAAAAGACCCAGCAGGAGTTATGGCTGACTTGTCTACTGTGCTGACTGCTGGCGCTACATTGCCTACTCGTGTTGCCCCTGCATTAGCTACTGCTGCTCGTGCTGTTGACCCATTGATGTTGTCAGCTAAAGCACTTGGCAAAACTGCTGAGTTAGGTGGTGCTGCTACTAAACAAGCATTGGGTTTGACAACTGGTGTTGGTGGAGAGCCTATCTCCCAAGCCTATAAAGCAGGTTTGGTTGGCGGTGAAGCTGCTGAAGCACTAAAAGCAAATATGCGTGGCAATGTTGAGCAAACTGCTGTTCTTGATGCTGCCAAACAAAACATTGCTGAATTAGGTCGCCAGCGTCAACAAGCATATCGTGCAAATATGCAAAACATCAAAGGCGATAAGTCTGTTCTTGATTTCACAGGAATTGATAAAGCATTGTCTGATGCTCAATCTAAAGTTGTCTTTAAAGGCAAGATTAAGAATGAGGCTGCTGCACAAAAACTTGCTGAAGTTGAAACCAAAGTTGCTGAGTGGAAATCATTTGACCCTGCTGAGTTTCATACGCCAGAAGGTTTAGATGCACTAAAGCAAAGCATTGGCGAGACTTTAGAGAGTATTCCATTTGAATCTACACAGCAACGCCTTGTTGTTGGTGAGGTGTATAACGCTGTTAAAAATGAAATTGTTAAGCAAGCCCCTGATTACGCCAAAACCATGAAAACGTACTCGGATGCGTCTGAGTTGATTTCTGAGATTCAGCGGCACTTAACAGGAGGAAATAAAAAGTCTGCCATTTCTTCAATGAGAAAATTGCAAGGATTAATTTCTGCAAGCGGTAAAAATAAATCGCTTGAGTTTAATCTTGTCAAGCAATTAGAGGATGCTGGTGCACCAAATCTAATGTCAAATTTATCAGGGCTTGCGTTGCAAGAGATAGCCCCTCGCGGCCTAGCGGGGCAAGCGGGTATCGGACTTGGTGGACTTGGAATACTTGCGGGAAGTCCTTTGCTTGGCGGAACATTTTTAGCAATGCAGTCTCCGCGATTGATGGGCGAAGCGGCTTACAAAATAGGCCAAGCTAAAGGTATGTTAGGTAGCGGAATACAAACCGGACGCAATCTTGCGGGGTCAATGTTTGGCGATGTTCCGTATGACTTATACATGGCTCAGGCAGACAGAATTAAGCAAGCATCGGAGCAAGAGCAATGACAACCTATCTTCAAGCCGTCAACGAAACGCTATCCCGCCTTCGTGAGTCCTCAGTCGCTACGACTACGACGAATGCTTATTCCACGCTCATCGGACGATTTATTAACGATGCCAAGCGTCAAGTCGAAGATGCTTGGGAGTGGGATTGTCTATCAACGACGATCCCAGTAACGACTTCAGCCAATACGAGTACCTACACGGTAACGGGGTCAGGTATTAGACAACGTGGCGTGACGGTCAATGACTCTACGAACAAGGTTCAGTTGCAGAATGTTCCGATTCAGTGGATTATTGACCAACAACAACTCTCGACAGTCACTACCGGAACGCCGTCTTACTACGCATGGAACGGAACCGATGGAACGGACTCGAAGGTAGAGATATTCCCGACTCCGGCGGGAACCTATACGCTTCAGTTCAACATGGTCGTGCCTCAAGCAATCTTATCGTCTGACTCAACTGTGATTACAGTGCCTTCTGAGCCTGTTATAGCGGGTGCTGTGGCTAGGGCATTGGTTGAGCGAGGCGAAGATGGGGGTCTATCCTCTGCGGAAGCCTACGGGCTGTTTAAATCGGTTCTAGCGGATTACATTGCCTTAGAGCAGAGTCGATTCATGGAATGGGATTGCTTCGAGGCAACATGAGTCAGCCATTAACGCCTTTTTCGATAGTTGCGCCAGGATTCTATGGGTTAAATACCTCAGATTCTCCCGTTGACCTATCGGCTAACTTTGCGCTTTCCGCGATTAACTGCGTGATTGACAAAGCGGGTCGGATTGGGTCGCGTATGGGGTGGGTAGCGCAGAATTCCGTCAATGCTGATTTATCGACTTCTGATGTGACTTGTATCGGTGAGTGTATCGACAATGAGGGAACGTCGACTTTACTTTGTACTGGTAACGGGTTTTTATTTAAGGTAGCTGGTGGGGTACTCACTAAGCTAACCTATGGGGGTGGCGGTGTAGCCCCGACTATCTCAGCGGATAACTGGAAATTCTGTCAGATGAACGGCGTTGCAATGTTTTGGCAGCGTGGGTATGACCCATTGATTTACGATCCTGCGGTTTCTACAACGACTTTTAGACGGCTGAACGAAAAAACAGGAACCGCAGGTACAGTTCGACAGGCTAACGAAGCGATTGCCGCGTATGGTCGGGTATGGTGCGCTGACTTGACTGCTGACAAGAATACCGTCTACTTCTCTGATCTTCTCTCCCCTCATGTTTGGACAGGGGGTTCTAGCGGTTCACTGAATCTTATCGGAGTGTGGCCTAAAGGTGGTGACGAGATTGTTGCTCTCGCGGCGCATAACAACTTCCTTTACATCTTCGGTAAGTTCCAAGTCCTGATTTACTCAGGTGCTTCGACACCTTCGACAATGACGCTGTACGATACGATTGTCGGGGTAGGGTGTATCGCTAGAGATAGTGTAGCCAATACGGGTACGGATATTATTTTCCTTGCCAATGACGGGATTCGTTCTTTGATGAGAACGATTCAGGAGAAGTCTGCGCCATTGAAATTAGTCTCTCAGAACGTGAATCAGGACATTTTGGCTTACGTTGGTGCGGCGGCTGTGGGAACGATACGTGGACTGTACTCCCCGACAAATAATTTTTACTTGCTTTCCTTTCCAACTTCTTCGATTACCTACTGTTTTGATACGCGAGTTCCATTGGATAACGGTTCTTGCCGCGCAACGGTTTGGACAAATCTTATTCCGAAAGCGTTGTGTTCGACTAAAGACGGATTGGTGTATTTCGGATTTGCGGGATATGTTGGTAAACACTCAGGCTATCTCGATAGGACTTCGGTTTATCGTATGTCGTACTACACGACTTGGATTGACTTCGACCCGCAAGTTAGGACTTCGATATTGAAGAAAATCAGCATTACGCTTGTAGGCAGTGGCGACCAAGCTGTTACTTGCAAGTGGGGTTACGACTACCTCACAAACTATTTCTACGAGACTGTAACGCTTGATGCTACTTCAACGGTGGCTGAGTACAACATTGCCGAGTACAACATTGCTGAATACGGCGCTGATACAAACGTAAGACGGATTTCAGTCAGCGGTACGAGTTCAGGGAAGGTTTTACAGTTTGGATTTGAAGCAGATGTTAACGAAGCACAGGTATCAATTCAGCGTATCGACTTGTACGCGAAAACAGGCCGATTGCAATAGGAGAAACTTATGAGTGACTACACAAAAATCACGGACTACTCTGCGAAGGATGCGCTATCAAGCGGAGATGCGGCAAAGCGAGTTAAAGGCTCTGAGATAGGTGCTGACTTTGACGCAGTAGCAGTTGCAGTAGCGACTAAGGCTAATCTTGCTACTCCCGCTTTCACTACGGGCATTGGTGTTGGTGCAACGGCGGCAGGCGCGGGAGGAATAGCCTTCCCTGCGACAGCGGTAGCGGTTGTTGACGTGAATACTTTGGATGATTATGAGGAAGGAACTTTTACTCCGGTTCTTAGTTTTGGCGGAGGGACTACGGGGATTACTTACGCGGTTCAATCTGGCTCATATACCAAAATCGGTAATCGTGTGGAGTGGAGTTGCTTCATCATCCTAACGTCTAAGGGTTCGAGTACGGGCGCGGCGGCTATCTCAGGTTTGCCGTTTGCCTCTGCCAATTCTGACAACGCTTATGCGGCGGTTGTGGTTCGCGCCTCGGTGGTGACTTACACCGGCATGATTATGGCGATTCATACCAAGAACACGGCGACGGTTAGCTTCGAGCAACTGAGCGAAGCAGGCTCTAACACGTCAATGACGGATGCCAATTTCGCCAATACGTCAAACATCCTGTTATCGGGAAGTTACCGTGTTTAAGCGGCTTGTTTGCTTGCTAGGGTGTCTCTCCTTGTTCGGATGCGCCACGATTCAAGAAGCTGCCGAATCTCCCGAAACCTTTGCGGCTTGCAAGACGGTGGACATAGCCACAACAGCGGCGATTATCAATCACGGTGGCTCGGAGATGAACCCGATAGCAAAAGCCTTGATAGGTCATTCTTACATTCCGCTAATCGCGGTGTCGATAGCCATTTACATGATTCTTGTTGAGGTCAATGACCCTGAGATAACAACAGTCGCTAATGCGATTACTTGTCCTGTTGCGGCTCACAATCTAGGGGTTCTCTTGCTATGAACGAAATAATTGCCATTTGTATTTCAGGTGTCGGCACGGTGGTGTGGTATTTGTTGAAGCAGAAGGACAACCAACAACAATCTGAACTGAAAGACGCAAACGACAAGATAGATACGTTGTTCATAAAGCACGATGCCGATGTTCAAGCCCTCCAAGAACTGCGAGTGCAGATAGCGGCGAAGCACTACGAACGCCCCGAACTTGATAAGAAGTTTGACAAGCTAGAAAACACGGTGACAGAGGGTTTTACGCACATCGGAGAACGATTGGACAAGATGAGCGAGGCTTTCAATGCCCGTCGACAATAGGAAAAAAGCAGTCCTAGCCGTAGCGACGGCGTTAGCGATTCCGGCAGAAGGACTGAGACAGTATGCTTATAACGACCCACCGGGGATTCTTACGGTTTGCTACGGTTCAACGACTAACGTAGTCAAGGGCAAGAAATACAGCCTAGACGAGTGCAGGACTCGATTAGATACCGACATGACCAATGCTATCAACCAAGTGGATAAGTGCGCTCCTAGCCTTCCTGATAACGTCTTAGCGGCATTCTCTGATGCGGTCTACAATATGGGTCCGAAGATAGCTTGCGATAAGCAAAACAGTACGGCGGCACGACTGTTAGCGAAGGGCGACATTGAAGGCGCGTGCAATCAGTTACCAAGATGGAACCGCGCTACGGTTGCGGGGGTGAGTATCGAGTTGCCTGGCTTAACCAAGCGCAGGGCGGCGGAACGTAATCTGTGCTTGGGGATAGAGGATGGACAAACATGAGCTTATTAGCATTATGTATCAAAAACTGGCGCGTTACCGCAGAAGCGATCCTGCTATTGCTGTTTATCTCGACACTCACCCTTTACCGGAACGCAGAATCGGAGATAGACGCTCTCAAGACTCAGTCACCTAGAGAACGCCGTAAGGGAAGCGCAAGCAAAGGAAGTCAAGAACAAATCGGACTCGACACTAAAAAGGATTAATGATGAACATAAAACCGTGGTGGAACAGGCGACCAAAAATGCGTGGAGCAACTTCGTTAAACGGTACGGCACTGGTACTGGTTTTAATGGTTGTGGTTCTGTCGGGTTGCGCATCCCCTCAGATAGTAACACATCCGTTACTACCGACAGTGCCAAAAGTGTTGATGACTCCGCCGGAGAACCTATGGCTATTGACATCACCGGAATCAAACAGTTTGCCGAAGCCTGCGGAAGAGACGCTGGGCAAGTCAAACAATGGCAGGACTGGGCCACAGGAAACGGGTTCCCGATAGAAAAGTAGCATGGTCATGTTCAATAACTGCCCATGTTCACGAACCGTGAACGTGCGGTATTTATGAACAAGTACCGCAATAGAGAAATGAATATGTCAAATCTGACATATATATTTGCCTTATACCGCAATAGATTAACGCTGAATTTTGCGCCATAGTGCATAGATATTGACATATCGAGTAAATCGGCGTAATTTCGCGGGAACAAACCTCAAGGGGATTTGATGACAACCATCATAGCAGTAAGGCATGTGGGGCTGTACTCTGATTCCCGTTGTACGAGTGGAGTAAGTTTCTCCACCAGAAAAATCCACAAGGTAGGCAAGGCACTCATCGGCGGTGCGGGTACGTTAGCCGATGTCCTCAAGTTCGTTCAGTGGGTAAAGGACGGCGGCAAGGGGAAGTGCAAGATTAAAGACACCGACATTATCGTGATGAACAAGTGCGGGATATTTCTACACGATGGTTCTCATCCTGACGGCTTTGAAGTCTTTGACGATGTGTATGCCATAGGTTCAGGTGCAATAGCCGCGTTAGCCGCAATGAAGCACGGCGCAAGTCCCAAGCAAGCATTGAAAGCGGCGGCAGAATTCGACCACATGACGGGCGGCAAGACGCAATTCCTGCCGTTCAAGCGATGATAGAATCACTGTTCCAATTTCTCGGTACATCTAAATGATTGACGAAAATTTGAAACAATGGGCGACACCAAGACAATCAGAATATATCGACGCGGTAATTGCCTTCAAAGGCATCCGCCCTGCGGCTCGGAAGCTTGGAATCAGCCACACCGGTTTACTGCGGTCACTAAAGGCCGTTAAAAAGAAAGCCGCTTTACAAGGTTGGTCGCCTGAACATGACCTAACAAAAACCGTTCCAGAACCTTTTGTGATTCGCGGAACATCGACGCTCTACGACGAGAACGGTAAGCCCAAGTTGCAGTGGGTTAAAACGCGCTTAGACGATCAAAAACTCCAAGAGATGCTAGAGGGTGCGGTAGCCGCCATGACAGGCGAATTAGTACCCGTAAAGCCTATCAAGCCGCCTAAGATTGCGAATAGTCACTTACTGAACCTATACACCATGACTGACTCCCATGTAGGCATGAGAGCATGGGGGCATGAGTGCGGTGATGATTGGGATTTAGAGATTGCGGAACGTGTTTTGTACGGCGCGATGGAACACGTCATTACCCACTCACCCGAAGCTGAAACCGGAGTGTTAAGCCAACTAGGCGACTGGTTGCATTACGACAGCTTAACTGCGGTGACTCCACTGCATCAGAATGTGCTTGACTCGGACGGGAGATACCCGAAAGTCATTGAGGTTGCGGTGAGAATCCTTCGCCGGATCGTGGCCTTGATGCTTACCAGGCACAAGAAGGTAATCGTCCTGATAGCCGAAGGTAATCACGACCTGTCGAGTTCCGTGTGGTTACAGCATCTTTTCAGTCTATTATACGAAAAAGAGCCTAGAGTGGACGTAATTAAGTCTGCTATGCCGTACTATCAGATTCAGCATGGAAAGACGATGTTAGCTTTTCATCATGGTCACTTGTCCAAGAATGACCAACTTCCGATTCTGTTCGCGGCTCAGTTCCCTCAAGTATGGGGCGGAACGACTAAACGCTAGTGCCATACCGGACACCGACACCACACGGAAGAAAAGGAACACTCAGGCATGACCGTGATTCAGCATCCGACTTTAGCCGCGAGAGATGCTTATGCAGCTAGGGGCGGGTGGATTGCCGACAGGTCATTGACGGCAATTACCTATCATTCAGAGTTCGGACAAGTCGCAAGAACTACCGTTACCCCAGAGATGCTCAAAGCATAGGGTATGCCGCTGTCTATGGATTATTTAAGGAGACGTTATGGCTGACAAATACACGTTTAAATTTGAGTCTGATGATCGGGTGGTGGAGCTAACCTTAATCAAAGACGATGCGAGTCATACTGATATAACCAGAACTTACATTGATTTCCTTCGCGGGTGCGCTTTTATCATTCCGAGCATAGATGAGCCGGATATTTGCGACTTGGCGCTTAATTGATAGCGGCGGCGATACGCTTAACAGTCTTTTGGCTGACTCTCATTTCAAGACTTCCTCTGCGGCTTCTACCGCGTCCAAATAATTGCCAGACCAAAACTCTCTCGGCAATTCCGCGCCATCATCGCCCTCTTGATGAAATTTCAGCAAGCCTAACAACGCTTTCCGCATCTTGGCGTTGGCGGCTTTCAAGTAGTCGTAATCAGTTGCTCCTGCTAGGTGAAGCAAGTGTTGCATTCGGTCAAGTCGGCAAGGAACCCCCCGCAATAAATTGACGTGAAGATTGATAGGGTCTTTTAGCTTTTCCCATTCTGTTAATTCTGCTTCGAGTTCTTTGCTCATTCCTCAACCTCCCCATCTAGCCACGGTGCGCGAGTCCACATCCCCGGTTGCGCTAGATGTCCGGCAAAAAGTCGCGCATTACAGTTGCAATCAATCCACCCGTAATACTTCACCTTCTTCGGCACAGGCTTGGCGATGCGGTATTCGCGTATTTGAAAATCAAAATCTTCATCACTTGGCATCGCAACCCAAGTCGCGCCGCAAGTCGTGTAGAGAGTTCGCTCAACCTTCTCTCCCCGCGCTCTCGCCTGTATCACTGCAATCTGCTCATTTGGTGTCATTTCATTCTCCTTTGGGAGCCAGCCCCCGTTTCCACGCGGTTCGCGCAAAACCCGAAATGCGCTAGGCTGGCGTTGATCGTTAATCGTACCGCTTCATCCGACGAGATAAGCGAGACTCAATATCGTGCGCCACTGAGCACGAGGCGAAAGGAATATCATCTGCCATGTCATCCATCGGGCCATTCCCTTGCGGCATAGGCTTGTCTGCTTTTGTTTCGTTTACTGACTTGTTCCCAAGTAAAGTCAGCGAATTCACGTTGACCTCAAGCGACGAACCTTTGCTACCGTCCTTGTTTTGATACTCACGAAGGCATAATTCGCCCGATACGCCCACTAGCTGACCTTTGGTGAGGTAAGGTAGCACCGCCTCACCTTGCTTGCCCCAAAGACCGCATTTAACCCATGTGGTCGCGGCATTCTTCCCGTAGCCCGACTTAACTGCTACGGAAAAATTGACGATGGATTTGCCGTCACTCGTAAATCGTTGCTCTGCGTTGTTTCCCAAATTTCCTGTCGCCGTAAACACATTCATTGCAATACTCCTAAGATTGTTCCATGTTGAATTAACTCGTCCGTTGTTACGATTGCGCCGCCAGGCACCGCCCATAACTCAATCGGCTTGTCCCGCGACGATTCGTGCTGCACTAGCCGGTAAATCTCAAGCGAGTCAGCAGGGGAATATTTTACTTGCTTTAGTGGCTCAAGTTCTTTCATGTTAGTCCTCGACCCTTCTCCACCCTTCCGGTGTGTATTCACGTTGGCGACGAATCTCAAACGTACCCACAGGAACCTTGATGCTTTCGTGCGTATCGTAAGAGCGAAGATGCTTGATAACCGTTTCAACCTCGTCAGTCGCCTCGATTACGCTGAGATATGAAATCATCGGATCGCCAGTAGTAAACAACTGGACATTGGGCGTTGCGTCAATGACATGATTGTGTCCGGTTTCCGAGTGAGCGACAACAAACGATCCTTTTTCTGCTGACACAGGAATCGCGTCTTTGGGAAGCGATGGAATCCGACGAATCATCAAATCGCCCTGGCACGACTGATTAACAAATGTTTTCATTTCAATCTCCTTTGGTTAAGTACGAACTTCGATTTTCATGTCTTTAGCTGATAAGCCATAAGTCCATGCGTTTCCTTCGATTGCAGTCTGCATCTCTCTTGGAACAGGGATTACAAATTCCCTCTTTGTACCACACATTACTTTCAAAAACCGTTCTTTCCCACTATCAGGAATATCAACTTCAAGCAGAGTTCCAATTTCCTCATCACCGTCAGCGTCGATTACTTTAGCATCAAGTCCCTTGAGAATGTTCTTCCATCCGACAATTTCACAAGCTGCGCGGCGTTGCTCGATATTTGGCCAATGTAAAGCCTCGGATGCTGTCGGCGGCTTGCCCATAACCCATTCACCAGGGATAGCAACGCCATGCCAGTGATAAAGCGACCATCCATCACGGTACAGCATCGACGGCTTGTTCTCAGCATGTAACCTACCTTCTGCATCGCGGTTAATTTCAATCGGTCTGTCAGATATTGACAAAACATTTTGATGCCACCACGTCCACCCGCACGACTTAACAATAGCCTCATTTATTTCAAACGCTGGTAGCGTATCGCCATCCCACCCGCAAACATCGCGCAAAAAATCAACATAAGCATCAAATCCGCACCACATTTGATTGATACCGTAATTGTTAACCCCGTCTTTCGCGGCTTGGGAAGATTGTTGCCTGACCTGATCCCAGACCTGATCCCAGACCTGATCCCAGACCTGATCCCTGACCTGAGCCATGACCTGA